CCCGCGCCTGCCCCCGAGGCCGGACCCGATAAGCTCGATATACTTACCCAACTGGCCCATGCCCAGCAGCAGCAGGCTAAGTCCTTGCTCGACCGGGTTAACCAGTTGAGCCAGGACATGGACCGGGTCGACAAGGACGGCGAAGCACGCGTGCGCGCCCTGGATGACCGGCTCGAAGCCATCAATAACCAGGTGCGCAAAGTCACCCCGCCTTCGCCCCTGGAACAGCTCAAATCCATGGTCACCGTCACCGGGGGCATTAGCATGGAAGACTACTTTAACGAGTGGGCCCAGAAAAACGGGGACCCGACCCGGGTAGGCCCCAACGGCATGTACCAGGCAGCTGAAAACCCCGATGGCAAGGGCGAGACGTTCTACGTCGATGTCAACAAAGTGCCCGTGCTTACCAGCGATGCTGCCAAGAAAAGCCTGGGCCTTACGGCCTAATAAAGTTTTTTCGTAAATTTGAGTGCTTTCCACCAGGGGGCACTCTTTTTTATGTTTACAACCAGTCTCTTAGATAGTCAGCAACTTGGTAATCTGGACCAAAGTGATACCGAGCTTATCATCAGCCGGTGGGAGCCCTATGGCCTTACTCAGGGCCCGGAGGAACTACGCGCTTGCGCGCCCGTCATGGAAGAGGCGGCCGCGTACTTGCTGGCTGAAAATACTACTGGGGGACATCCTGGCCTAGTGGAGAGCACTATCTTCCTGTTGATACCGCGCATCTACCGGGCTGGTCGGCTTATGGGCTTAACAGGGTCTGCAATAGCGCATCAATGGGGAGTATATCTACAAGCCCGGCCGATAAAAACCGATGCGGGCTTGCTTTATGAGCAGCTCTGCGCTGATTTCATTCACGGTCTTCACCCCATGCGCCGTGAGTTTACGCTGAACCTGCAGCTGGTTACGGCTCAGCCTGGGGACGTGACGCAGGAGCAGGCGGAAGAAGTGCTCACCAAAGCCTACGCAATGGCTGACGCTAACGGGCTAAAAATAACTGGGTTTACTTGGGACTGGCTTAGGGTGTAATTCATAAGTTCTGTTATCTTTGTGGCGCCGGGGCTCGTTAAACCCTCGGCGCCATTTTCATGACCGAGCAAAGCTCAAAAATCCAGAAAAAAGGGGTGTTACCCCCTTTCCCGGCCTTCAATAGTGACCGGCTGCACCACCCCTTTAAAATCTACTACTATGCCCTTAAACCTGGGCGTCACGTTGGGCAGGCTAGAATGTCTGAGTCGGAGGGTAGTGAGCGTAAACGCAGTCGAGGCGCAGGTGAGCAAATAGCTTATGCCTCACCAAATACGCTACCCTACACGCTTCAATACGTGTGGGCCAAGTATGACGATACTGGCTGGGGCAACTCGGCTGAGTACATGCTTCAAGTTTCTCGTCGGGAGCGTTTTGTTGCCTGGTTTGACCACGTCGATGGCTGGGTCCTTACTAAGGAGATTGGGCGCGCCATGCGGGACGAGATGTTGGCTGAAGTCAACCAGGAAGTGCGTATGCTATATCCCATTCCTCGCGACGAGTACGAGGATACCCCGCCTTCCTATCCTTTCATACGCGATTTCGTACCCGGCATGGAGTTTGGCTATATTGTCAAACTCGACGCTGAGCACCCTTACGATAATGTGAACACGAGCAGCAGCATTGAGGCGGCTCGTATGTCGCGCCAACGCGAGGGGGAATTAGCGTTGGGCTATCGGTTGCAGTCGTACGGTTCTACCTACCCGGCTGACTGTAAAACGAATCAGGAGCTGCTGCACCGCATCCTCACTGATATGGCTAGCTATACGAGTCGTCGACCCGAATTTGTGTGCTGGGCTGATTCTTTGGAAGGTGCAGCTTTTTATAAAAACCACCAGCAAGCGTTGCACGCTATCTACGCGGACGATAAATTGGTCGATGTTTTTGGTAATCTTGACCTCATTATGCACGCCAAGCTCAATTATTGGGATTTGACGGAGGCTGAGCATCACTACGTCAATGCCGGCTACACGCCTGAGGAGGCGCGGGTTAAGTGTGAGGCTGCAACGCAGCGTGAGGGTGAGCGAGTTAATTTGTAGCCGTTAACTGGTTTTACCGTATATTTGAGCACCGAGCGTGAATTTTCCGCTCGGTGCTTTTTTTATGGAGCAGTTAGCTCAAAAAACGGCCAGGCGCGCCACCTTACCGCCCCTGCCCAGCGCCGATAAAGGCGGCAACTTTCCGGCCTATTACTACGTGGAAGACCCGCGTGGCCGAATGGGTGAGCACGGAAAATGTCTCAACCGTATCCAGTACATGTGGCTTACGTGCGACGAGTCAGGCTGGGCAAATGCGGCCCAGCAAATGATGCGTAAATCGCAGACCGACCGGTTTGTGGCGTGGTATGATTCGCCCGAGGGGCGTGTCATTACCGAGAGCGAGGGCAGCGCTATTGCCTATCGTATGCATAGGGAATTACAAGATGAGTGTCAGCGTCTTTTCCCCGTTAAAGGCATTAATTACGAGAAGCCTCGCCAGCTACCTTACTTAACGCCCCATACGTTAGGAATGCAAAAGCTTGCGTATACTTACGTACGTAAGATTTATACAGCTGACTGGATGTATAGCTTACCCACGGACGAGGAACAAGCCTGGGGCTATATGCTCATGGAACCTAGTCCTTTTGAGGCCACTGCCGAGGCTAATGAGTATACGGCCATGAAGCTGATGGATTATAGCCAGCGCGATAACTTTCTTTGCTGGACGCATTCGCCGCAAGGCGAAGACTTCTTCCATGAGCACCAAGCAACGTTGCGTATGCTTTACAGCCAGGAGCAGCTTCAGAATTCCTTTGGCTCAGTAGCCCAACTAGAAGTGCCTTCGGTCAGTACACCCTGGGTGTTGCCCAAAGGTTACTACGTTTTGCCGAACTTGACGTACGATGGTTTGTCGGTCCAGCGTTTTTACTACCTTCTCGAACCCAATGAAGTGGACGAACCCCAGGTGGAGTTTGTGACTCTTTCCACTGTTTCAGGTAATCAGTGGCCTATCGCAACCCTGTTGGAAATCGCTAATAAACCCGGGTTTGTCTGCTGGACTAACTCGGAAACGGGCGCTTTTTACTTGCTCAACCATTACGAAGACTTACTTCGTCAGTACCCTAACTTGGCTGAGCTGACGAAAATATTCGGCGAAGCCGCTGTTACGACGATTCTACCGCGGCTAACGGCAGGTTAAGTGCGATATTTATCCAGGCCAGTCTGCAGCAGTAGGCTGGCCTTTCGTTCTATATGGCCAATTTCCGCAGTTATCTTGCCGCCCAGGCGCCCCTGATTCGTAACAACGGCACCAATGCTAGTCGAAACCCCATTGTCGAACTCAGCTATGGCGGCTCACTCGATACGCCGGCTACGGCCAAGGTTACCCGCTTTGTGTTCCGTCCAGACCTCTCGGCCTTGCAGCGTGAAGTAGCCACTGGTCGTTTGCGTCGAGAGGACGTTACCCATCACGAGCTCATCTTTAAGAACGTCGTGGCCCTGGTCCCCGACCTGGTGAATGGGGAAGTGGAAGAAGCCCGTCGTGGGAATGGGGTAACCGTTTACCTGCGGCAGCTCCCGGCCAGCGAGCTATTCGACGAGGGCAAGGGTTATGATTACCTCTATTACCCTGGGCAAGGCCTGCAGACGCGCGCGCCCCAGCAAGCAGCCAATTGGTTCTATCGCCAAAACGGGCAGCCCTGGGCTACCCCCGGCGCCTGGGACCCGCTTACCGGGATGACCTTAGGTGAGACCCGCGTGAATGAGGGGACGGAGGACCTGCGTTTTGACATAACCAGCTACGTGCAGCATGTTCTCTTCGACGATGCACCCGAGCAGCCCTTGCTGCTGCAGCTCGACGAGACGGCCGAGAACCTGCTGGACGCGCGCCGGTACGTGATTACTTTTTTCTCGCGCCACACCCATCACTGGTTTGAGCCGTACCTGGAAACCGTTTCGGCGCCGCCCATGCAGGAGCACCGCTGCGGGGTACCCCTGGACGAACCAGCTAAGCTCTTTTTACAGGTACCAGCCAACCTGCCCCTTACCGTGCTCGGGGTAAGCATCTACAACGCGGCCATGCAGACAGTAGGCGTCTACGCCGGCTCTCAATTGCAGCGCGTGCGCCCTGGGCTTTACTGCGTGGATGTGCAGCTTGATTCGAGCCTGGTTGATGACGGGGCCGTGCTCGTCGACGAATGGCTTCTGGAGCAAAATGGGGTGCAGAAGAAAATCGAACAGCGCTTTAGCGTAGTGGACCGTCTGCTGGCTCCGCTTACCGACAGCTACGACCGCAGTTTCGGGCTCACCTTAGCCGGTATTCGCCATAACGAAGCTATTTCCCGTAGTCAAGCCGCTATTCCGCGGCGTATTGTCGTCAACCACCGTGTGCTGGAGCGCGGACAAGTCCTACCCGGGGGCTGTCCGCCGGCTCAGGTTCAGTACCGCCTCTACTGCCAACAGGGTAAGGAACAGCTCGACGTAATACCTTACAGTTCGTGCTACGAAATTGGGCAAGCGGTCTTTTTTGAACTCGACCCGCGCTGGCTTATACCGCAATATTACGTATTAGAGCTCAGACCTTTAGATACTAACGGGGAACAGCAAGGGGCCCTGATGAGTATGAAGTTCAGAATTGTCAATTAAATTAGCATTCCTGGCGAACCTTCCCCCCTATTTAGTGTTAAGAAGTAACGAGCTCGCTGTTTTTGACGTAGATTTGGTCTACCCAGCAACAGGGACGAGATTTTTACTGGTTAACCTTTTTTTAGTTTAATTTTTTTACCGATGAGTGGTGTGAACGCACTGGAGGCCTACCGGGCTTCCAAGGCGGCCGAAGAGGCTGCCAAACGTGGTGGAGACAGTTTTTACGTCTCGCCTTCCGAAAAGAAGAAGCGCATTTATAAGCCCGGGGTGGCCAAGACGCCGACCGAGCAGCTGCGCATCATCGCCAGCGTGACCCGTATCAACCAGGGCAAGAACCCGTTTTACGACCGCGCTTACTTCCACATCTTTGCCGTCCCCAACCAGGGTCGACCCGGTAACCGGGAGTACGAACTCTATTGTCCGAAGAAAAACGACGGCAAGCCCTGCCCGGTCTGCGACAAGGAGGATGCCCTGAAGAAAAAGGGGTTCGACCGTCGTGACGAGGTAAAGGCGGCCCACGGCGAACAAGCCATGAAGGACGACCCGCAGGCCAAGGCCTTCTTGCGGGAGGCTAACAAGTACGAAGCCCGTGGCTTCACCGTGCTCGACGTTGTGGAGCGTGCCCGTCAGATTGAAGGTAAGAAGTTTGCCTTCATCAAGGACCACCAGCGCAAGCAGGGCGGCTGGGACAAGATTGAGCCCCAGATTGCCATCATGGACAAGGACGGCATCGACTTTACCGATGTCAACGAAGGCTACGACATGACCCTTACCATTGTGGACGCTGACCGTCCGGATGGCCAGGGCACGTACCGCGCCATCTCGGCGGCTACCTTCGACCGTAAACCTAGTCCGCTGGGCAACGGCGGTGAAGAGAGCGCCCGCCTGGCTTCGGACCCACTGGAGTGGCGTCAGGTGAAAAAACCCGCCTCCGTGCCCGGTTACCTCAATGCCGACCAGTTCCTGGCTGAAACGGCGGCTGGCCGCATGCCTATTTGGGACGAGAAGGTGCCCAATGGCAAGTATACCGGGGCCTGGGTTATCTACCCGCCAAACGGGCAGCCTTTCCACGCGTTCTACCAGAATTCGCCCGAGGCACAAGCCAAGCAAAATCAGGGTGCTGCCCCCGTTGGCCAGCCCACGCAGATGGGTAGCCCTGTAGCTGCCCCGGTGCCTGTAGCTCCCGTTGCGCCAGCTCCTGTTTACCCAGCACCCGCACCGGCAGCGCCGGCCTTTACCGCTCAGCCGGTTACCCCCGTACCCGCAACTGGACCCACCGGTGGTACCTTTGCCTACGGGGAAAATGATGGCTTGCCTTTTTAACATAGTACTTTAAGAAATGGTCTCCCTACTGATGCACCTGCGCTAGTAGGGAGACCATTTTTTATGCTGCTACGGGTACCTTATTTCCTATAAACCACTTTCGGCGGCGGTGGCCGCCTATACAATCACTCTTAACGTGCCTGCATGTCACGCGTAGTAAAAAAAGACGGGGATAGCCCAGCCAAGGCGGCGGTCCAGGAAAAGAAAAGCTTCAGCATCGCTTCCTACAAGCAGAACAGCGGACTAAGCGACACGACCAAGGAAAAGCCGTTGCGCTACATGCGTTTGGGCGGGGCCCTGCCCAATACCTATCCCATCCACGAGGCCACCGGCGTGCCCGGCCCGGCCATTGGCTACCTGAGTCGCGTGCAGGGGCACAGCGATACGGGTAAGACGACGTTTACCAATGCCGTGTTCAAGTGGTGCCAGGATAATAATACCCTGGCTGTTATCCAAGACACGGAAGGTAACTTCTCTTTCCACCATGCCCAGGAATCGGGCGTAAAAATCGACTGGCGCGAAGGCGAAGAAGGGGAGCTCATTCCGGATGGCGACTTTATTTACGTCAACAACATTGCCATTTGGCAACAAGTAGGCAAGGCCCGGGCCAAGGCTAACGGCAACAAGCGCTCGGTAACCACCATCGAGGACCTAGCTCACTTCAGCTACGATATAGCCAACAAGCAGCGCGACGGTATTATCCCCATGAACGTCTGCTTTATCTGGGACGCGTTGGGTACGCTCTCCTGCGACCAGTCGGTGGAAGGCAAGAGCTACAACGCCATGTGGGATGCGGGCGCGGTGAAAATCAACTTCCGTGACCTCTGGTTTCAGTACATCCCGAATTCGCGCATGGTCGACTCGCCTTACGACTTGACGATGGTGGTGGTAGCCAAAATTCGCCACGACATGACCACGGGTGGCATGGGTTCGACCGAGCTACAGGGGGGTAAGGTCCTGGTACAGGCTTCGCGTCTGGGCTTCCAGCTGGGTAACTCGATGTCAGCCGGCATTAAGTTTATGACGGCTACCTTCGACAAGATTACCACGCGTTGGGGCAACCTGGTTAAGATTAAGGTAGTCAAAAACCACGTCGAGGGTGCTTCCTTCGAAGGCGAAATCATCTCCACGCCTCACGGCTTTATTGCCAATACCGACGAGGCGAAGGAGGCCTACAAGAAGCTCTACAAAAAGAAAATTCTCAAGAAACTCGAACTCTCCGAGGACGAGGACGTTGAGCTCGAATATGGCGAAGAAGACGTGCTGCTGGCCAAGTAGTCAGCTAGCTTCGTGGCAGTAACGAATAGCCCGACCGTAACAAGTCGGGCTATTTTTTCGTAAATTTGACCATGACTCGTATCTTAAAAAGTCAAGCGCGTCCGATTGAGACGGTCTCACTTCCTTCCAGTGCGCCGGTTACGTTGGTCATTGACGGCAACTATTTGCTTAAATGCTCCTACCACGCCACTATCAGCAAGCCCGAATTTAACATCGGGGGGCGTCACATTGGGGTGGTGCACGAATACTTGCGTAAAGTACGCTGGCTGGTTGACAAGTTTCAGGTCACCAAGTGCGTGGTCTTTTGGGATGGGGAGCACGGCGGTAAGCTGCGCCATAACATTTATCCCTACTACAAGGCCAACCGTAAAAATAAGCAGTGGTACCGAGGCCCTCAGAAGTCGGAGGCTCAGGCTCAGGAAGACGCCCGGGCCCAGCGCTCCATTGAGTCGCAGAAAGTGCGCGTGCAGTGCTACCTGGAAGAGCTCTACGTACGCCAAACCGAGCAGGCGATGATGGAGGCCGACGATATGATTGCCTACTACTGCCAGCAGTTTCACCAGCAGGAGCGCATCATTGTCTTCACCAACGACCGTGACCTATGCCAGATGCTGGGTCTGAACGGAGTGAGTATTTACCTCGATAACCTGAAGGTGCTCCTCAACCGCGATAATTTTGACGTGGCCAAGTTCGAGTACCATTACAGCAATGCCGCCCTGTGGAAAATTATCCTGGGTGATACCAGTGACAACATCAAGGGGGTGCACCAGTTGGGTGATAAAACGCTGCTTTCTTTTTTTCCGGAGATAGCCCATCGTAAGGTAGAGCTCTCGGAAGTACTTGAGCGTGCCCGGCAGCAGTGCGCCGAGCGCATTGCCCAAAAGAAGAAACCGGAAAAGAAAATTCAGAATCTCGTGGACGGCGTGGCTATCCGCCTTTACTACGGCGCAGAAGAGCCCCATGCTTTTGGCCCTGCCCTCTACGAGCTCAATACGCAGCTCATGGATTTGAGCCAGCCCATGCTTACCCGCGAAGCCCGTGAGGAAGTACTGCACCTGGGCACCTCCGTGCTTGACCCAGGTACGAAAGGTACGCCCAGTGAGCGTGGCACTGTCAAGCTTTTGCCCTTGATGAACCAAGACCACCTGCTGCGATTCTACAGCGGCGATTTGCGTACGTTTGTCCAGCCTTTTTTTCCGCTCGTAGCGCGCGAACGGCAACTCTACGCGCAAAATCAGGCGTAGTAGTCCTACCTTTACGTAATATTACGTAGCTTTGTGCCCTTCGCGTACGGAAGCTTCTTACCCCCCTGCAGCGCGGGGTAGGGCTGATGCGAAGCACGTTTTCTGTCTACTATAGCGGTCCCTATCCGGGGTTGCCAATCTTTATTAGTCGGTTCTTATGTACGTACAAACAGGAAATGATACCCTGGCCGAGTTTGGGGTGAAATACCAATTTCGCCTCCTTTACTACACGTGCTCGTTAGCGGACTTTGGGCGCGAGATTCTGCCCCATCTAACCTCCGACATGTTCGACCAGGAGCACTTTAAACAGCTGGTCACCCTTATTCGGGCTTACTGGCAGAAGTATGGCCAGCTTCCTAACGTGGATAATCTGCGCTTGATGCTGCGCGATGAGCTCTACATGAGCCCCGTACAGAAAGAAATTGTGGAGGGGGAAATTAATAAATTCAACCAGCTTCGCTCCATGCTGGCGAGTGGCGCGGCTCACAATGACTCACAATTTGTCATCGAAAAGGTATGGGAGTTTGTGCGTGACCGTTCCATGCGAGCCGTTAAGCACGAGATGGACTCCATGCTACTTACGCGTAGCTACGAGAACGCGCGCGGCGTAATGACGCGCTTTCAAACGGCGATGCAACTGGGCGTAAAAGAGCACGTGCCCACCACGCCCGCGCGTGACATGCACGATATTTGGCTTAATCGCTACCCCAATGCCGTCCCCACCGGCATTGCCGAGTTTGACCATATCCTGCCCGGTGGCTTACCCCCGGGTAAACTGGGTCTTATTCTGGGTGGCCAGGGGGTGGGTAAATCTTCGCTGCTCACCCTGCTGGCCGATAATGCCTGGTCGCTGGGCTATCACGTGCTGCACGTGGTATTTGACGAGAACGACCCTGATACGGAAGTTACGCCCAAGTACCAGGCTAAGTGGTCGGGTATTCCGGTTGATGAGATGCGCGACAACATTCCGCACATGGAAAAAGTCGTTAAAGAAATCAACATGAAGCGCGAGGGCAAGGGTGCCGTCTCCATCATGCGCTTTGATTCGGCCGACACCACCGTACGGGTGCTCAAAACGTGGATTCAGCAGTACGAGGAACGCTACGGGGTGCATTTTGACCTCATCGTTCTCGACTACATCGACGAAGTGGTTGCTGAAAACCGCAACTACAGTGGCAACCAGACCGCGGGCGAAGTAGAAGTAGTAAAAGCCTTTCACTCCATGCTGGTGGAGCTTAAACGTCCGGGCTGGACGGCGACCCAGGCCAAGAAGGAGTCCAATATCAAGCGCCTGCTCTATTACGATGATTGTGGTGGCAGCATTGCCAAGCTCAAGAAAGCTCAGGTCGTGATTACGGTCGGCGCCGACCCGCAGCAAAAACACGATAACCAGGTAAACGTCGTGTTTTTGAAGAGTAACATCAGCAAGTGCGGTCACATTTGGGAAGACTGTCACTTCAACCGTGATACGCTCCAACTCACCATGGGAACCAGCGCTGGTTACGCCCCGGCCGAAGAAATCAGCAAGGCCTATGAGGAAGGTGAGAAAGGGCCAATTACTTCCTCGCCCCCGCGACCAGTTCAACGCGCAGAACCCGCGCCAGCTCCCCCGGCGCCCGTGCAAACTGCAAGCACCTGGCGGGGTAGTCTGCCGGCGAGCGATTTTGAGCGCGAAGGACCCGCTCTGCGCCCACTGGCTGAGCAAACCCCAGCGGTTGCCCTGGCGGAAATTCCCGGCCCGCGGTCCGCGGCTGCCCCCGAAGCTACGCCGCAACTAACGCCTGACTGGCCGCCGCTTGAGGTCGATGTGAGCGCAGTTTCCAAGGCGGGCGACGCGGCGTATAGTCCAGTTGACTCGCCCCTCGTAGGTCAAATTACCGAGCTGGCGGATATGCTCGACGAAGCTTAAGGGTCAAAGAGTTAACTATAACAAAAAAAGAGTCGCTGGTGGTAACGTTGGCGACTCTTTTCACGTTAAATTTACCTATGGAAACGATTCAGGAAGTAGCTTCAACCCAGGTCCTGGTGCATGCCCACCCGGCTGGTCACGACTACGTGTGGTCCTACGAGCTGGCCGCTGTTTTTGGCAAGCGACACGGCGACGTACTACGTGCCATTGACGATGCGATGGGGTACTTGACGGACGAGGAACGGGCCCGTTACTTTTCACAGCGCGAGCGCGAAGTGGCGGTAGGTGCCCCCTTAAACGGGGTGCAACGCTACCGCAAGGACCGCTATTTCGCCCTTACCCGTGATGGGTTTACCTATACTATCATGGGGTTCACCGGGCCCAAAGCCGCCCGCTTTAAGGTTGCCTACATCGAGCGGTTTAAAGAACTGGAAAAATACCGTTTCGAGGCCGAGCTAACTAAAAGTAAAGCGGCGGTGGAAGCCCCGGCCGAAAGCATTCTGCAACTTGTTCCCTTCACGGCCCGCCAAACGCAGTTGCAGTGTTCGCGTCTGGTCTCCTCACACCTGATGCGCGGGCTCGGTGACGCAAATCCGGCCATCGCGCACTTTCGCAACAGCTTCAGTTTGCTCACGGGCAAGACGCCTACCAACTACGTAAATCTCAAGTACAAGGAAGGGTTCAAAGTGCGTGGTAAAAGTGGGCGTGAAGTGCTGCGACGTCTGGAACCGGCCAAGGCATGTACCCTGGCCATGATTGACGACCAGGTAATTCGCTACGGTATTAGCGTGGCCGAGCAGGAGCGTGTGGGATTACCCCAGGCATTGGTACCCGCTTTTGATGCGCTACTCAAACTGGGTTACGGGCTGCCGCAGCTGGAAATTAACGCTAAAAAACCGGCTAAAAAACTGGGTAAATAATCCCTGGCTGCCTATTTATTTGGGTCCCCCATCGTTAAGCGGGTGGGGGACTCTTTTATGGCCATCAGTCCCGAATGGAGCGCGCGCTTGCGTGCCGCACTCCACGCAGTTACCCAAGCCGGCACGCCTGTCCCCGGGCAAGAGCCAGCTGAATTCACCCATGCCGTACTCAGTGCGCTGGGCATTGTGCCAACCGGTACGGTTGGTGCTGACGTACCCGACCCGAAAGGCTTAGTGGCGGCCATTCAAACTTACCAGCAGCAGCTAGCGGCCGCTAAGCCTTTGCAGGAAATGAGTACCGGTGGCGGGGCCGGGGGCTTTGAGCTACCCCTTGCCGAGGGCTATGACGATTTTGGGCAGCAGCGCAAACTGCGCTGGACCAAAAGCGAGTTAGCTCAGGCGGCTGGTCAGTCACCCGTTTCCCTGGGCCATGCCTTAGCCGATACCAATGGGGGCCATGCCTACCTGCCGCCCACGCCCATGGCCCACACACCAGGTGGGCAGCAGGCCGGCCAGCAGGCGTTGCCCGTCAAGTATGAGTTGGAGAGCCGTGCCCTGCGTCAGGCCTTGGAGAAGCGTATTCCTGACTTGCTTAATTTTACAGACCGTGAGCTGCTGGCTCGTCAGGACGGGGAGCTTATCTACCAACTCTACTACAGTTTGATGTGGGTGGCTAAAACTCCCTCCTCTTCACAGGCGACCCCTGCCTATAACCGGGGCGAGACCCCTACGCAGCTGCGCGTCGATTTTCACTACCAGCCCGAGAGCCGCGAGTTCACGCTTGAAACCAGCATGCCTGCCGACATCAAAAAGCTCTACCCCGAGCTAACGGAGCATTGTCTTTACCGGACCAGCTGGCTGGCCTTGTCTGAGTTTGGCCCTAGCATGGAACGCTTGCGCCACGCCGTGCAGTACTTCACGCAGTTTTCGCGCCGTCGCTTCGGCCAGCTCGACAAGTCCAACGCGGAGCGCGCTGGCGGGCTGGTCAAGCGCAACATGCTGCAGGAAGCGTTGCAGCTGGAAGTAGCTCGCATGCGGGCTGCTTAAAAAGATAAACTTTTGAGGGTGAGTTAGCTCGCTCATATTCTAAAAAAAATATGAGCGTAGGGTAACGCGTCCCTTTATTTTTCCGTAATTTTGGAATCCAAACCCCATGAACATGCAAGTTACCAAACGCAATGGACAGCGTGAACCCGTCAAATTCGACAAGGTTACCGCTCGTATTGAAAAGCTCTGCTATGGGCTTAACCCGGATTATGTCTCGGCAATCGAGGTGGCTAAAAAGGTTATTGACGGTATTTACGACGGCGTTTCGACCGTTGAGCTCGATAACCTGGCCGCCGAGACGGCGGCGGCCCTCACTACCCGTCACCCGGACTATGCCACCCTGGCCGCGCGCATTGCCGTTAGTAACCTGCATAAGGTGACGTCGAAGTCGTTCTCGGCTACGGTAAAGCGCCTCTACATGTACGTCGACCCCAAGACCAATCAGCCGGCCCCGCTGGTGGCCAAGGACGTGTGGGAGATTATCCATAAGAATGCCCAGAAGCTGGATGCCGCTATCGACTACGACCGCGACTACAGCTACGATTTCTTCGGTTTTAAAACCCTGGAGCGCGCGTATCTGCTGCGCTTGGAGGGCAAGATTGTCGAGCGGCCCCAGCACATGCTCATGCGCGTGTCGGTGGGTATCCACAAGGAGGACATCGACTCGGCCATCAAGACCTACAACCTCATGTCGGAGCGTTGGATGACCCATGCGACGCCCACCCTGTTCAACGCCGGCACGCCCAAGCCCCAGATGTCCTCGTGCTTTCTGCTCACGGTGAAGGACGACTCGATTGAGGGCATCTACGAGACGCTCAAGGATAGTGCCTTAATTTCGCAGAGTGCTGGTGGCATTGGCCTGGCCGTGAGTAACGTGCGGGCGACCGGCTCTTACATTCGGGGCACGAGCGGCGTTTCCAACGGCCTGGTGCCGATGCTGAAGGTCTTCAACGACACGGCCCGCTACGTGGACCAGGGCGGTGGCAAGCGCAAGGGTGCGTTCGCCATTTACCTGGAACCCTGGCACGCCGACGTGTTCGAGTTCCTGGACCTGAAGAAGAACCACGGCAAGGAGGAAATGCGCGCCCGCGACTTGTTTTACGCCCTCTGGACGCCCGACTTGTTCATGAAGCGCGTGGAAGCCAACGGCGACTGGACCTTGATGTGCCCAAATGAATGCCCGGGTCTTACCGAGTGCTGGGGACCTGAATTTGAGGCCCTCTACACCAAGTACGAGCAGGAAGGGCGCGGCCGCAAGACCATCAAGGCGCAGGAGCTCTGGTTTGCTATCCTGGAAAGCCAGACCGAGACGGGTACGCCCTACATGCTTTTCAAGGATGCCGCCAACAGCAAGAGCAACCAGCAGAACCTGGGTACCATCAAGTCGAGCAACCTCTGCACGGAAATAATTGAGTACACCGACAAGGACGAGATTGCCGTCTGTAACCTCGCCTCGCTGGCCCTGCCCCGTTACGTACGGGTAGGGCCGGATGGTGCGGCCTACTTCGACCACGACAAGCTGTTTGAAGTTACCTACCAGACGACCTTGAACCTCAACAAGGTAATTGACGGCAACTACTATCCCGTGCCCGAGACTAAGCGCTCTAACATGCGTCACCGTCCCATCGGACTTGGCGTGCAAGGCCTGGCCGACACGTTCCTGGAACTAGGCTACGCGTTTGAAAGTGACGACGCCAAGGCCTTGAACGAGGACATTTTCGAGACCATTTATTTTGCGGCCATGACGGCCTCCAAAGATTTGGCGCAGCAGGCCTACGAGGCCCAGTATTTCAATCACGCGGCTGCCAAGCACTGCGGGGCTTACCTCACATTCCCCGGTTCACCGCTAAGTCAGGGTAAATTTCAGTTTGACCTCTGGGGGGTTACCCCTAAATCCCAGCGCTGGGATTGGGACACCTTGCGTGAGCAAGTAGCGGAGTACGGGGTAGTCAATTCACTGCTCGTGGCTCCTATGCCTACGGCTAGCACGTCCCAGATTCTGGGCAACAACGAGTCGTTTGAGCCCTACACCAGCAACATTTACGTGCGCCGCGTGCTCAGCGGCGAGTTTATGGTAGTTAACAAGCACCTGGTAAAGGAGCTCGTGCAGCTGGGCCTCTGGTCGGAGCAACTCAAGCAGGAGATTGTCCTGGCCAACGGGTCGGTACAGGGCATTGCTGTTATTCCGGCTCAGGTGAAGGAGCGTTACAAAACGGTGTGGGAAATCTCCCAGCGTACTATCATCGACATGTCGGCTGACCGCGGTGCCTACATCTGCCAGAGCCAGAGCTTGAACCTGCACGTGCAGAATGTCAACTTTGGTAAGCTCACCAGTATGCACTTTCACGCTTGGAAGCGCGGGCTCAAAACCGGCATGTACTACCTGCGCACCAAAGCTGCCGCCGACGCCATTAAGTTTACGGTGCCCTCGGGTAAAGAAGTAGAGGCGAAGCCCTTGTCGACGGCCGACTATGAAAAAGAGCAGGCGGCCATGATTTGCTCCATAGATAACAAAGACGCGTGTGAAGCCTGTGGAAGCTAGTTTGATGGTTGTTTACAAAACAACTAACCTACTAAATGGTAAGATTTACATAGGCAAGACTTCCCAGAACCGAGATACGTATCTCGGTTCTGGGAAGTTGATAAAGGAGGCGATTAAGAAGTACGGAAAAGAGTCTTTTGTGAAAGAAATTCTCTGTTTCTGTACAACTTTAGAGGAGCTTAATACGCAAGAACGACACTTTATTCAGTATTACGGTTCACTGATACCGACCGGATATAATATATCCGACGGGGGCGAAGGTGGGGTAGTCTGGAAAGGTGACCACCCTAATAAAGGGAAGGGGTTGGAAGTTATCTGGGGTGAGAATTATGTCGAGATGCAATCGAAGCGTTCGGCTAAGATGTCTCAAATAATGACTGGCGCAAACAATCCCATGTACGGTAAGATAGGTGAGCTATCACCTATCCATGGTGAAGCTCATCCGTTTTATGGGAAAAAGAGGGATGTGCAAACACGTCAACGAATCACTGAAGGGGGCGCTCGTATGAGAGCCAAGCTGACCACAGAGGAACGCATTGCCATGTTTGGCCATCGAAAGGGTAAAGAAGTTAAGCTGGAGGTGCGTCGAAAGTTAATGTCATATCCAACATATACGGAAGCCAAGGAGCTGTTGAAGACTCTTGACATCAAAGATAAAGAATCTTATTTATGGTATATTGAGCTTAGCCAGGTCAAATTGCATCATAAACCATTTTCCCATTATAGGCGCAGAAAGGAGTGGGTATCGTGGAACGACTATCTGAGCATTTACAGCCGCGAAGCCTGCGGTTCGTAACTAAAAAACTATTATCTTTGTCCGAGCCGTTGTGGTATTTTAGACAGCGGTTCGGACAAAGAGCAAAGGCAATATTTGTACAGTAGCTCGGGGTAAACGTAAACAAGCTGGCGAATTTAGCTGGCGATACCCACACAACTATGAACCAACAGCAAGAGCCTTTATTGGCGCCCAACCCCAACCGTTTCGTGCTTTTTCCCATCCAGAATCCCCAGGTTTGGGAGTTCTACAAAAAGGCGGAAGCCTCGTTCTGGACGGCCGAAGAAATCGACCTCAGCCAGGACCAGAAAGACTGGAACAACCTGAATGACAACGAGCGCCACTTCATCAAGCACGTGCTGGCCTTCTTCGCGGCCAGCGACGGCATCGTGAATGAAAACCTGGCCATCAACTTCATGCAGGAGGTGCAGATGCCCGAGGCGCGCTGCTTCTATGGCTTTCAGATTATGATGGAAAACATTCACAGCGAGACCTATTCGCTGCTGATTGATACCTACATTAAAGACCCTAAGGAGAAGGATTACCTTTTCAACGCCCTCGAAACTGTGCCCGCCGTGCAGCGCAAGGGTCAGTGGGCCTTGACGTGGATTAACTCGGAGAATTTTGCCGAGCGCCTCATCGCCTTCGCTGCCGTGGAGGGCATTTTCTTCTCGGGCTCGTTTTGCTCCATCTTCTGGCTCAAAAAGCGCGGCCTGATGCCCGGCCTCACGTTCAGCAACGAGCTGATTTCGCGCGACGAGGGACTGCACTGCGACTTCGCCTGCCTGCTCTACAGCTACCTCCAAAACAAGCTGCCCGAGGAGCGCGTGCAAGCCATCATCCGCGACGCGGTGACGATTGAGCAGGAGTTTGTGACCGAGGCGCTGCCGGTGAGCCTCATCGGCATGAACGCCCGCACCATGAGCCAGTACATCGAGTTTGTGGCCGACCGCCTGCTCGTGTCGCTGGGCTGCGGCAAGATTTACAACTCGACCAACCCCTTCGACTTCATGGAAATGATTTCGGTGCAGGGCAAAACCAACTTCTTCGAGAAGCGCGTGGCCGAGTACCAGAAAGCCGGCGTCATGACTGAGCGTGCCGACAACATGTTCTCGCTGGACGAAGATTTCTAAGGTAAGCGTAAAGCTGGTACCCTATTTAGAAGAGGCTGGGAGGTTCCCAGCCTCTTTTTTACGTGGTCATGGCTAATACTGAAAATAAATTCAAGTTCACCTTTTTTTACTGGGCGATGGCTGTTATCGGTATTATCGGCATTATCCTGCTTCTTATCGACGTGCCTGAGCACGGTGACTGGTCAGGCGGACTTTCCGCTATTGGCATCGCCGTCGTCCTGGGTATTGTCGGCTTTGTAGGCGACAAGCTCGCCGGTCACCAGTAAGTCAGCGCTCTACTCTCGTGTGCGTAGCTAATCCCTTGCTGCTGGTCGACTTGGATGTGGCCAACGAGTTGAGTTACCCTCAGCCCCCGGCTAGCCCTCAACAAGGGTTGGCCGCGGTCTCGGGTACCCCAGGGGCTGAGCTGGCGGGTAGTCGACTGCCTGATTATGGACTCTGTGCCTATGATGCCGGGCTCACCAGAACCCTGGATGAAGCCCTGGAACGTACGGCGCTCTTAGTCGACCGCTTCCAGCTGAAGCCGGCCG